GTGGGCGGTACTGATGTGTATCTACACAAATACCTAGGTGTAGTAGATCCCCTTGAAGGAGAAAGTTCTCCTAGTAAACCAGCTAATGTTAGTGAACAAGGGGTACTCGGAATACAAGATGTATTATTCATGGAAAATCGAGATCGGCATTATGATCCCGATATATATGTTATTAGGGGAATATACACATTAAGTGATTTAGATTTCAATTTAAGTCAGTTTGGATTATTTCTAAATAATGATAATATTATGATAACGTTTCATCTCAGCGGAACGTTTGAATCTATAGGTAGAAAAATTGTAGCAGGTGATGTGATTGAGCTTCCACATCAAAGAGACGAATATGCATTAGATGAAGATGCATTAGTTGCATTAAAAAGATTTTATGTTGTATCCGAAGTTACTCGTCCATCTAGCGGATATAGTCAAACTTGGTACCCGCATTTACTTCGTGCAAAATGTAGCCCACTAATTGATTCTCAAGAATTTAAAGAAATACTTAATAAAGATAGTGGAGCGGGCGACAATAGTACATTGAGAGACTTGTTATCAACTTATCAACAAAATATAGATATTAATGATCAAGTTATTGCACAGGCTAGAGAAGATGCAAAACTTAGCGGCTATGAAACTAAACAGTTTTATGTAAAACCAATGGCAGAGGGCGGCCTGGTACAGGTATCCGATGTATCCGACGATCAAATTGATGCGTCTTCGACACTAACTGATTCTAGTGTTGTACTAGCAAGTCCCACTAAAAATTATTATGTAGGCTATCTAACAGGTGACGGTGTGCCCCCCGACGGAGCACTTTATAGTTTTGGAATTACATTCCCTGCAGGTCCGTTAGCTGGTCAATTCTTTTTAAGAACTGATTATTTACCTAATAGGCTATTTAGATACGATGGCAAACATTGGATTAAATATGAAGATAATGTAAGAATGACCACTAGTACCTTAGGAGAAACACAAACTAATGATCCGCTATTAGTACGTAGAAAATTAAAAGCAGATTTTGTTAATAATACAACAACTGCAACTATAAACGGGCAGGTTGTTCCGGAACGCCAGGCATTAAGTAAAGTATTAAAGCCTAAAGCAGATAACTAAGAAGAATTAAAAATGGATTATTTTTATGATGGGCAAATACGCAGATACGTGACCCAGTTTATTCAAATTTTAAGCAACTTTGCTTACAAAGATGCCAAGGGACAGTTAGTTCGTGTACCTGTTCGATATGGAGATATGACCAGACAAGTAGGACAACTACTTAAAAAGAACAGTGAAAACACAATACCTAGTGCTCCGTTCATTGCATGTTATATTAAAGATTTGCAATACGATTTAACTAGATTACAAGATCCAACATTCATTAGTAAGGTGAATATTAGAGAAAGAGCATTTGACGAAAATACTCAAGAATATTTGCCTACTCAAGGAAATAATTATACCATTGAACGTATAATGCCAAGTCCTTATAAAATATCATTTTGTGCAGACATATGGTCAACTAATACTGAACAAAAATTACAAATATGGGAACAATTAGTTGTATGAAATACAAACCACTGACAACTATATTGACTGGACTAGTTTAAGCACCATTACTTTAGATAATCAAGTATGGACGAGTAGGACCATACCGCAAGGTGCTAGCGACGATATTGACATACTAACAATAAATTTTCATGCCCCTATATGGATTACCCCACCAGCTAAGGTTAAAAAATTAGGAATTATTACAAAAATTATTTCTAATATATTTTCACAAACTGCCCAAGGAACTATTGTTTCAACATATAGTGATTTAGATGCAGCAGAAATGTTTGCTGATGTAAGTCCAGATACTTCTATAGTAATTACTCTCAATAACTTCGACTTGCTAGTACTTAATAATACTGCACGATTAATACATGCTAATAGTACTCCGGACGGAGTTGATTTAAGTAATCCTGCTAGTTCAGCGGCTTGGCCGTCAATATTAGATTTATATCCAGGACAATTTAGAGCAGGATTAAGTCAACTAAGATTTGCACAATCAGCAGGCAATGATATTATTGCATATATTAGTTTAGATCCAACTGACGACAGATTAATGGTACTGAACATCGACCAAGATACTGTACCTACTAATACCGTAATAGCTGGCAGAGGCACAGTAGATGCGATTGTTAATCCTGAGATTTATATACCTCATAATTTAGTAGTTGGTACTCGATATTTAATATTAGAAGATATTAATATTAATACATTATACGGTACTGCTGGATACAGCGGACCCACTGCCTGGAAGAATGCAAATGCATCTGATTTTCAAGCACATGCCAATGACATTATAGCATGGGATGGGTCTCAATGGAATATAATACTCGATTCTACTACTAATACAACCGTAACTTATATAACTAATTCGTATACAGGAACACAATACAAGTGGACTGATTCCTGGAGCAAAAGTTACGAAGGTATATACGAAGCGATACTATGGCGACTAATTCTTTAAATCAAATTGTGTGTAGCGGAGGATTATTCCTCGCTAAAGAGACTGGCAGATTTTTATTCTTACTACGTACACAAGGTAAGACTGCAGGAACTTGGGGATTCGTAGGTGGCAAAAAGGAACCTAATGATGTTACACCCTACGATGCATTAACTCGAGAAATACAAGAAGAGGTAGGTAAAACACCTACTATTAAAAAAATAATTCCATTAGAATTATTTGTTAGCAACGATCAAAATTTTCAATATAATACATATGTATTATTAGTTGATCGTGAATTTATTCCTAATTTAAATGAAGAACATTCGGGTTATGCTTGGTGCAATTATGATGCATATCCTAAACCATTGCACCAAGCAGTGAAGTCATCTTTGTCTAATAAAATTATCAAAGCTAAATTAGAAATTCTATTAGATTTAATTTAACAGCTCTGCATTAAATGCAAATGTTCCAAGATGATGTAACTCTTGGCTTATCATAGTATCAATTTTAATCGAGTATCCTGCTGCGGTGATCTTCTGGCAAAGATACATGTCCTCGCCTAGAAAGTCATTTGAAGAAGGAGTCCATTGGAAGTCAAACCACGGCTTGCTTAATTCTTTAAATATGTCTGTTTTAATTAAAAGGCATCCCATACCAACTCCGGCGACTGAAACCAACTCATCTTGTACATCGAACGACAATGGCTTTTCCCAATCACCTATTTTTTTATAGGCTACACCTTTATAGGGTTTCTGCCGACGAATATAATTTCCTGCAACTACTGGTTCGTTATGTGCCAGTAGTCTAACCGCAGTAGTTGCAGGAAACACCATATCACTGTCTAACCAAAGCATATAATCAGCATTTAGTCCAACTGCATTAGTTGCTAGTCGTTCTCTTTGAGTTAATAAAATTGTACTGGCATCCATAAACACATGAGTGTCAATGTTATTCATTGTATTGAATTTAACTAACTCCGCCAATGCCAGTGCATGTGCAGAATGTAATGTATCTCGACATGGGATCAGAACAGCTAATTTGCTTTTCTTTGTTGACCAACTACTGGTTGAAAATACTGATTTGTTTTTCATGTGCCTGCGACATCTGTACTAAGTGTTTCTCCCTTTATAACCAATCCGTGTATTGCATTGATTAAATCTTGAGTACGTTTTGCACATAGTATAAAGTCACTAGGGCTAAGTTTGCAAGCGGTATTCATAGTCTCGAAACTTATTTTTTCGCCAGTTAATATTTCAATGGCACTCATTCTGGCTAAATTTTCAATGAACGCTATTTTATCATCTTCGTCTGTTCTATCTAACAATTCTAGACATTCTTCTTCATCCAGATCGTTAAGAAGTTCTAGTAAATTTGCTAGTTCTTCTTTTTCTGCAGAATCTGCTAGTTCTTTTAATTTTTGTAATTCTTGAATTCTAGTTAAAAAATCAAATAGTGTTTTAGGATTAGAAGTTCTGTCATAGTAAACTACTGAATCTAATTCCCATTTGCTAACTGCTTTTATTTTAGACAAAATATTGTCAATTTGAGTTGTTTTCATTATTAATATCCATACGGAGTTGTTTTGCCGCCGAATGTAGCTGATATCGAAATTGATGTCCCTGTGTTCTTTGCACCAAAATTATACCCTAATGAAGCACTTAATCTTATATCTTTACCACCCGCTGGCGACGGACCTAAGCCAGCAGAATTCGGAACATAGTTAGTAAATGCTTGATTAACTTGTCCGAATGATATTTGTGATCCTGTTGCTGGTAATGTTGCCATATTGGGTTGTGCGGCCTTTTATTTATTGTACGGTATCTTTCATATTTATAAAACTGATTTAGTACGATGGATACCATTTATTGGTTCCTCCATCATACGTCATAATCAATGCCTTATTAACCACAGCAGTTGACGATAATGCAACATTTCCACTAGTACTAATACTCCACAACCCCGTTGGAATTAATGTAATTGATCCACCAGTTAATGATACAGGACTAGGTGCAGTAATTGTAGAAATAGTAGATGTGCCGGATACAAATGTTATAGCTACAACAGGTGCAATTGTAGAAGCACTTGCAATAGTAGGGGCCGCAGAACCCGATGCTTTTAATCCCTTAATAACTATATCACCTGCAATTCCAACTCCACCAGCTACTTGTAATGCACCTGTAGCAGTTGATATTGA